TCAAGATGCACTGATCTTGGCAGTTAACAAAGGCTATGACGCTGACACTGTAGGTGCAGTGACAGGCATGCTAGCTGGTAGACACTATGGATATAGTGCCATACCAAAGCGTTGGCTTAACAAACTGATGAAGCATGATGAGTTGTTGCAGATGGCAGAAACACTTTATGAAATAGGTGAGCAATGAAATTCAAAGACGATAAAGGTATGGAGTGGAAGCCATTCGTTGCAGGGTACGTAACTGATGAAGGGCTTCGTACTTGCATTGTCTATGCCATATCAGCAGAGCATGCTGAGCTTGTCATAGAAGACTTACGAAGGACAGCAAGGCTTGTTGGTTACGTTGGAGAGAAAGAAGAATGAGTATGCCTCGCTATGTAATGCGCTTTAAGGTGGCAGGCAAGACCAAGTGGAGGTACAACCCGCCACAAGATGCCATTGATGCTGGTGTTGTCAAGCGCACTGAGCTTGGTAGCACCTATCAAACAGCCTATGCTATGGCTGAAGAGCAGAACAAAATCTTAGATGATTGGAGACAAGAACGAAAGCATTTGAAAAACCTGTCCACTAATGCGAAGCTTAGTGAAGTTATTAAGAGCTATGAAAACAGCTTGAGCTTTGCTAAGCTTGCTCCTCAAACAAGACAAGACTATCTTTATTATTTAAAGATGTGGTATCAAAGCAGGATGGGTGGTGTTCCATTGCTATGGGCTAAGCTTGAAGACATAAAGACACCGATGTGTCAGCGTGTCTATGAAGAACATGCTACCAACAGTGTTAGCTTGGCTAACCATAGCTTAGCTGTTTATCGGTTGTTGTTTAACTATGCCATAAGACAAGGCTACACCAACTACAATCCGTTCAGCAAGGTGCAGAGAAGGATTGAGAAGGCACGTAAAATTGTTTGGACAAGGGAAGATGTCAAAGCATTCCTTGATGTGGCTTATAGCCATTTTAAATGGCGTAATGTAGGACTCATTGTGCAGATGGCATACGAATGGGGACAGCGTATGGGAGACATGCGTATGTTGAAGTGGGGAGATTACAACATGGAGACAGGTGTTCTAACCCTTGAGCAGAGCAAGCGTAGAGCACGTATCACTTTGCCTACATCTGAAGGGTTGCAAGCAATGCTTAAGCAACAACATGAAGAGTATGGATGGCAACAATATGTTGCACCAAGTAATATGGCAGATAGAAATGGTGGGCTAGTGCCTTACTCAATAGAAAACTTATCAAGAGTTGGTGATGTAATAAAAACTGAAGCAAATATATCTGTGGATATAAAGCTTATGGATCTACGTAGGACAGCAGTGACTGAGATGATTGAGGCAGAAGTACCCCTGCCTAACATCATGGCTATGACGGGGCATGCCACACCCCAAAGTGTTGCACCATACTTGAAGCATACGCTGAAGGGTGCTACAGTGGCAGCAAGGATGAGAGGATTTGTATGATTGAATCTGTATTAACTTTCTTAGTAGTGACTGCTGTGGCAGCTTTTGTGGGTGGTTTTATATTCATAGCAGTGGTTATTTTTTTGGAGGACTTAAATGACTAGAGAAGAAATTGAAGCTGTTGTCATAGATGAGCTTGAGTTTTTAATTAAATGGGAGCTTGATCTAGTGGAGGATGTTAGAGACAAAGAGTTGCTTGCTGCTTTGCAGCTTGTGCGTACACAGTTTATGGTGAAGCAGTGAGTGCTTGGCTCATAGCAATCATTGGTGTTGTCTATTTGGTAGTGGCTGTAGACCTGCTATTGAAGGGCAACATGGGAATGGGCATAGCCTTTGTTGGCTACAGCTTAGGCAATGTTGGTTTATATTTAGCAGCAAAGGGGTAAGCATGATTGAAAAAATAAGGACACTCTTTGGAAAGATGCGTGGTGTCTACGGAAGGAAACAAACTATAATGGTAGAGAGTATTGCTTGGCGTTGCTGCAAATGCTCAACAATATTTCTTGTTGAAGAAGAAGCTAATCAGCATTCATGTAAAGGAAAATCAAATGCAGTTTCATGAACTTGAGTCCCTCATCATGCAGGCATGGAGTACAGCAGAAGACCTTGATCTTTTGTTATGGGCAATGATGGACAGACCAACACCTATGACAGAGGATGAACAAGCCAATATGATTATTGGTATCACAGCACTACACAACAGCAGAATGCAAAGGCTTTTAGATGGCTACACTGCTGTGTTAAAAACTCACGACATAAGTTACAAAGGAGTGGAGTGGGAACTAGATTTATAAAAACACATCAACCTTGTCATACTTGTGGTAGTTCCGATGGACTATCAATCAATGATGACATGTCAACCAAGTGCTTTGTATGTAATACATTCACTCCATCAACCATAGCCTCAGAGGAAACACACACAATGCTTGCAGAAGAAACAGAAGTGAAGGACATATCTTTTCTTAAACAATATAGAGAAGGTGTATCAGTGTCTGTCTCTGACAGACGCATTACCAAAGCAACAATGGACAAGTATGGTGTTGTTAAGTGTGACAACAATTTATATTTTCCTTATCACGATAAGGACAACCAGCTTGTAGCTGCAAAAGTTAGAGGCACAAAAGAAAAATCTTTCTCCACTGCTGGTGCATGGGGTAAGGGTACATTGTTTGGGCAGCATTTGTTTCCCATTGGTGGACGCTACCTCACACTAGTGGAGGGTGAGTTTGATGCACTGGCTGCATACCAAATGACAGGATCTAAATATCCTGTTGTGTCTATACGTAATGGTGCTGGCTCTGCATTAAAAGATTGCAAGCAACATTATGAATACATCAATAGTTTTGAAAACATCATAGTATGTTTTGATGGTGATGAGCATGGCGTTAAAGCAGCTAAGGAAGTGGCTGAGCTTTTTGGTAGCAAGTGTAAGGTGTTCAAGCCTTTGCCTGATTACAAGGACGCATGTGATTGGCTTTCTGAAAGCAAAGAAGCTGCCTTTGTAGACAGGTGGTGGAGGGCTGAGCAGTTTGTTCCAGATGGTATTGTCTCAGGCTCTACCTTGTGGGATGAAATGTCTAAGCCTTTGGCTCCAGCAGATTGCTTCTATCCTTGGCAAGGACTCAATGAACTTACCTATGGTATGCGCTTTGGTGAACTAGTGACTATCACTGCTGGTAGTGGATTGGGTAAGAGTCAAGTGCTTAGAGAAATTGTATGGCACATAGTGCAGAAGACAGAGGACAACATTGGTCTTATGTTTTTGGAAGAGAGCATTCGTAAGACAGGCTTATCCATCATGTCTCTTGCAGCTAATATTCCATTGCACTTGCCTGACCATGAGGTGGGTGAAGAAGAACGTAAGAGAGCTTTTGATAATACGTTAGGCACTGGTAGATTGTTTTTGTTTGATCATTTTGGAAGCACATCAACAGACAACATTATCAATCGTGTTAGGTACATGGCTAAAGGACTAAGCTGCAAGTATGTGTTCCTTGATCACGTATCAATCATTGTGTCTGCACAAGAGAGTGGTGATGAGCGCAAAGCCATTGATGAAATCATGACTAAGCTTCGTATGCTTGTACAAGAAACAAACATAGCTCTCGTTATTGTTAGCCATCTGAAGCGTCCCTCTGATAAGGGACATGAAGAAGGTGCTGTCACTTCTCTAGCACAGCTTAGAGGTAGTGGCTCCATTGCTCAGCTTAGTGACATGGTGATTGGTCTTGAACGTAATGGTCAAGCAGAAGAAGAACAGGTACGCAACATGACTAAGGTTCGTGTACTTAAGAACAGGTTTAGTGGAACCACAGGACCCGCTGGTAATTTGCTTTATAACAAACATACTGGTAGGATGTTGGAATATATTGAAGAGGAAGGTGAGGCACTGTGATCTATCTTGACATAGAAACAAACACAAGCCATGACACTATATGGCTTTGTGTAACTATGAAAGATGGTGTGCTTACACGTTGGAGAAATCCCGAAGGGTTGCTTCAACATTTAGGTGATGATGAAGTGTGTGGACACAACATCATTGGTTTTGATGCACCAGTGTTGCAGAAGGTGTGGGGCATAGTGATACAACCAAGCAAGCTGGTTGATACACTTGTCATGTCTAGACTATATAAACCTGACATTGAAATGGTTTGTATTGAAGGACAGAAAGCACCATCATTGCACAGCCTTGAAGCATGGGGCATTCGTTTGGGAGAGCATAAGATTGGTTTCACAGACTTTGATGGTGGGTGGTCTGAAGAGATGGCTCAGTATTGTGAGCAAGATGTATTGCTGCTTAAAAGACTTCACATACATCTAACTAAAGTGATGGCTGATGAGGGCTTCAGTGCCAAGAGCATTGAGCTTGAGCATGAAGTGGCTCTTGTCTGTAAGAAGATGGAAGAGACAGGCTTCATGCTTGATGAGCGCAAGGCTATGCTGTTACAGGCTGAGCTTAGTGGACGCATGGCTGACATTGAAGGACAGATGCAAGAGATATTTAAACCCATTGTTGAAGAACGCTGGTCTGATAAGACAGGTAAGCAATTGAAAGATAAAGTTACCATTTTTAATTCAGGCAGCAGACAGCAAATAGCTGAGCGTCTACAGAGCTTAGGTGTTGTGTTTACTAAGAAGACAGAGAAGGGTAACATTATTGTGGATGAGACGGTGCTTGAAGGCATTGATCTTCCTGAAGCAAAGCTTGTTGCTGAATATCTTATGCTACAGAAACGTGTAGCACAGATTAGTAGTTGGCTTGAACTTTTACAACCTGATGGCAGAGTGCATGGCAGAGTGATTACCAATGGTGCAGTGACAGGTAGGTGTACACACAGTAGCCCTAACATGGCACAGGTTCCAGCCGTAGGTAATCCTTATGGTGCTGAGTGCAGAGAGATGTGGACTGTGCCTAAAGGAAAGGTGCAGGTGGGGGTAGACTTGAGTGGTATTGAACTGCGTTGCCTAGCCCACTACATGCGTGATCTAGAGTGGCAAGAAGAGCTCTTGAAGGGTGATATCCATTGGAAGAACTGCCAAGCTTTTGGGCTTGTTCCTAAAGGCACAGCAAAGGATGATGGTAATAGTGAGCACAAGAAGTTTCGTAATCAAACGAAGACTATGACATACGCAATGTTGTATGGTGCTGGTGCTGCTAAGATTGGAATCACTGCTGTGTGTCTCCAACAAAGGGTAAGAAGCTCATTGAAAACTTTCTTGAGAATACTCCAGCTTTAAAGAAGCTGAAGGATAAGATAAATAAGATAGGTGGTAATGGGAAATTGCCCGGCCTTGATGGTAGGATGTTGTGGATAAGATCACAGCATGCTGCCTTAAACACCTTGCTTCAATGCGCCGGTGCAGTGGTGGCTAAGCAATGGTTGATAGAATCTACGAAGGCTTTGAACGAAGCTAACATAGATGCAAAGCTGGTAGCTTTTGTACATGATGAAACACAATGGGAAGTAGCTGTATCTCAG